GATTAGGAATACCAATTGTCATACATAATTTATTATACTCAGTTAATTCAGCAATATCTGAATTGTATTTTACATCATCAAATGTTAATTCTCTCATAAATATAGAGTTACTTGTCATATTAACATATTCGTAAAATTCTTTACACTCTAAAAATGATGTATTACTTCTGTCAACAATTATAGAAATCTTGCCCATCAATGCGGTTAGCGGTGTTGCTCCAAAATTAGTAGCAGCATTGTTCTTCATATTTTCAAAACTATATGATTTACCCATTAACATATCTGAATGCTTCTCAAAAATATGCGCAAAATTCTTATACATTTTTTGGTTTTCACTCTTTATACGTAAATGAAAAATAATTGGATCAGCTGGATTAGGAGCACCAGAAGATGAAAATGCGTTATTTACTATAGTTGACATAATATCGCTAAAATTAATATAATTAAATGTTTCTTTTACACAATAATTATCGGCAGTGCTGGTTGCTACTACTGGCTGATCATCAATAGAGTAGATTTCAAAGTCAAGACCTCTTACACCCTGTTTCAATAAGTCTTTTAGCGTACACATAGATACATAATCATTCTTATAATTTCCACCGCTACAACAGTTGTAAGCTGACTTAATGTAAAAATCTCTTAAATTAGCTTGAAATTTTGGTTGAGTAGTATTTATAGATAAAATATTAGTATTTAGATCACCGTAAACACCATCCATTAACTGACATTCTCTTGTAAGCATATTATTAGACATATTTACATAGATTGTGATGCCGACAATAAGACCAAGAACGCCACCAATAATGGCGCCTTTTTGTTCCATTATTCCCTGACCCAAAATACTGAACATAATTGTTAGTATAATTATGATAGCTATACCACCAAAATTACCAGTTCCAGTATAATAAAAATAATACATAAAAGCAATAACTATAATAGAAAATGTTAGCATTGTTAATAATGTAATTGTTGTAGCTTCCGACATTTCTTTTATTCCTGACATAGCTTGTTGTATATTTTGTCGTGCTTGAGTTGCTATATCTGTTGAACCTGAACCTGTTTGTGACATCTTTTATATATTACTTTATGAATATATTATTTTTTTATAAAGTGAAATGAAATCAAACTAACAAAATAATATTAACTGTAATAATTAGTTAAAAAAATAATATGTTAGTATTATAACAAATAAAATGCCAGGAGGACTTATGAATCTAGTATCAGTTGGACAACAAAATATTATTCTAAATGGAAACCCATCTAAAACATTTTTTAAATCTACTTATGCTCAATATACTAATTTTGGCTTACAAAAGTTTCGTGTTGATTTTGAGGGTTCTAAAACACTACGATTATCAGAGCCGTCAACATTTACATTTAAAATTCCAAGATATGCCGATCTGCTTATGGACTGTTACTTGACTGTAGCAATGCCTAATATTTGGAGTCCAATTATGCCACCACAAACAGTGCCACAAAGTGATGGAACAACAACATATACCGATTGGGCGCCATATGAATTTAAATGGATTGAAAATTTAGGGGCCAAAATGATTTCCAAAATAAGTATTATTTGTGGTAATTACACTTTACAAGAATATTCTGGTGACTATTTATTAGCAGCAGTTCAGCGTGATTTTTCTGGGGTTAAAAAGAATTTATTTGATGAAATGTCTGGTAACACGCCTGAAATGAATAATCCCGGTAATTCTGGTTCACGTGTTAACTCATATCCTAATACTTTCTACTCACCAGACTTACCTGGACCTGAGCCATCTATTCGCGGTCGTATATTATATATTCCGCTAAATAGTTGGTTTGGTCTTAAATCACAAATGGCATTTCCATTGACATCTTTACAATATAATGAGCTACAAATTGTTGTTACACTAAGACCTATTAGTGAGCTATTTCAAATTCGTGATGTATTTGATACAACATATAATTATCCATATATTGCGCCCAATTTTAACTCTTGGTATATGCAGTTCTATCGTTTCTTACAACCACCTCCTGATATTGAACTTGGTCTAACATCATATAGTGATACCAGAACATTATGGAATGCTGATGTTCATTTAAATTGTACTTATTGTTTCTTATCTAATGAAGAAGAACGTATGTTTGCTTTAGAAGAGCAGAAATATTTAATTAAACAGGTTCACGAACAGCAGTTTTTTAATGTGACTGGACCAAATAAAGTTCAATTAGACTCAATTGGTATGATATCTAATTGGTTATTTTATTTCCAGAGAAGCGACGTAAATTTACGAAACGAGTGGTCTAATTATACAAATTGGCCTTATAATTATATGCCTCTTGATGTAGTTCAAGCACCGTCAAATGGTGATTTTCTTATTTACAGAACTGATACTTTAGGTAATCAAGTTCCTGTCTATATTGGACCTGGTGTTAACCCTAGTGGTAATTTAACAGGTCTCCTAATCACATCAGAATATTCACCAGAAAATGATAAGATGATATTATTGGCAATGGGTGTTTTGTTAGATGGTTCTTACAGAGAGAATATTCAAGCAGCAGGCATTTTTAATTATATTGAGAAATATACAAGAACAAGTGGTAATGCTCCACCTGGTCTTTATTGCTATAATTTTTCAATTAACTCTAATTTGTCAGACTTACAACCATCTGGCGCTATAAATATGAACAGATTTAATCAAATAGAGTTGGAATTTACTACAATTATACCACCACTGGATCCTTTAGCGCAAAGTTTATCAATTTGTGATCCACAAACAGGTCAAGTAATTGCGGTAAATAAGCCTACATGGCGTATATATGATTATAATTTTAATCTAACATTATTTGAAGAGCGTATTAATATTGTTAACTTTATTGGTGGCAATGTGGGTCTAATGTATGCGACATAGGCGACATAAAAGAATTATACTAAAATATTATTAAATATTAGTATAATTATATATTTCACACGTTAAAAATAACCTTGTAAGCGAAGCAAAAAATAAAACTGATTTCCAGCGCCGGGAATTGAACCCGGATCCCGGCCTTGAAAGGGCCATATCATAACCATTAGACTACGTAGGAACTACTATTTATTATTTGTAAACAAGTAAAAATATATTTATTAATAAAGCTCCGAATTATAAGCATTAGCAGGTGTTGGTCCAATATCATAAAACATCCCAGTTGCCGTTAGTGTCTTCTTATATTGTGGTGTTGTTCTGTATTGTTCCGGTGCCGCAGCATATTCATAAGCTAATTCTTCATCAATAAGCTGTGCTTTCGCATCATATACTGGCTCCCAAATTTTATATCCTCTATAAGGAGATGGAACCTTAGCATTTTCATCTATAACCTTTGCTCTTGTTCCAATATCATATGTTAAGGAAGAATGTTGTGGATTTTGATTATAAATAAGTTTCCCTGTTTCTAAAGTGTCAGCAGGTACATATGATTGTGGTGGAGGTGGTGTTAACTTCTCAGCTACAAGTTTGTCGTGTATTTGTTTTAATAGTGACTGACAACCATCTTGATAACAATCTACATCTGTTGAACATTGCTTGCCGGTTTTAGAACATTTAGAATTATAACACGCATTTTGACAACCTTGACTATTATTTAATGGCATATCAACAGTGTGACTATATTCATTTACTAATTTGGTATTAATATTTGAATTACTTTTATTAAACGTGTCCGGATTATAAGTAATGTTTCCATACAATATATTATCAACTGTAGTGGTAAATCCTTCTTTAAAAAGAAATTTCATATTAAACAACTGTGTTACTAAAGCAAAGAATAAAACTATTATAACAAATGATAAAATAATATATTTATATTTATGAACTATTTTATAAATTATAGACATTTATATTTCTAATATAAAATATGGTTATATAATTTTTATAGGATACAAAGTTTTATAGGATACAAAGTTTTATAGGATACAAAGTTTATAAACATTAGTAAATTATCTACAAAATTTAATATATATTTATTATAAATAATGTCAGATACAAATACAGATACAAATACAAATAATGATGCTATAAATAATAAAAAAAATAAAAATACGGGTGGGCCAAATGTAGGAGGATTTATATTATATTATACACTTGGATTATTAGGTATTATTTTATGGGTATTATTTGGCACAACTTGGCTATATATATCTAAACTAGCAACATCTGGAATTCCAACTGATACAAAATATGAACCTTATACTTGCGATATTAATCCTGAATTGGGTAAAAATCCAGATGGCACAAAAATAACAGTGCCAATGAACAGCGTATATGAACTAGGTATGAAAGGCCTAGCATTTTGGCAAATATGGTCAGATACTGCTATAAATAAATGGCAACAAGAAGCAACTATTGAGTCAAGAGAATTTATTGATTCATTTAAGGATACTTTAATAGAAGAAATGCGTGACTCAGCAAATATTAAAGGAACTGGTCCTGCTGCTTCTACCGGTCTTACTAAATTTTGGTCAATTATTTTAAATAATACTGCTGCTAGAGGGTTTAGGTCTTATGATATGTTTAGTATTAAGAGTGATAAGATTTCCGATTCACTAAAGATTATAGTTTATGGTTTGTTTGGACTAATTTTGTTTCCATTTATTTGGTTAATAAACGGTTTCTGTTCTGCTTGGTATATCATAAAAGCAGCATTATTTAATGAAAACCTAGACAATATGAATGATGGCGGTGCTGATAATATTCTTGATTCAATTGGCAGCCTCAAATATCTTGATACAGACGAAGCTGGTGCTTTTGGGATTAAGAACTGGCCTAAAAGTATTGGACGCGGTATTGTGTGGCTAATTATTTGGATGTTTGTATTTCCTGTGCTTACATTCTTTGTTTTACCTGTGTATTCTACATTTATGCCATTTTTTAAGATGTTGTTTTCTGGTT